AATCCACCTTCAATTGTTACTAGTGGACTCATAATACTAAGTGCAACACCATTGTTGTTAGGCATAATTTTAGTGGTATCGAGTGTTGGTAAATTTGACATAAGCGCATTTGTGATGTGTCTGGTTGGGTCATTAGCCATATCATATAATGTTTTCGTCATTCCAGAATTAAATACCGTTTCTCCACCTTTAAATTGCATGAGAGTACCAGTGTTATCTCTAATAAGTTCGCTACCAATCCCCTCTTCGTCCATATAAGCTAAGCCAGACTTAGCAGAAATAGTTCCACTTTTATAACCCACTGTGATATTTCTACGTTTAACTTCATCATAAGACAAGGTGTTTCCGTCCCACACGCCATCATCATTTACGTAATAATATCCGCTACCATTTTTAGCTTTTATAGCCATGTCAGTAGCCATAGTGCCATCAGATTTTAAATAATACTGCTTGCCGTCTTTGCTATTTCTCCATGTGGATTTAACCATCTGACCATTATCAGGCTCAAAATATCTCCATTCACCAGAACTATCGTCCCAACCTGATTTCATGTAACCATCTTCATTAAACGAATATTGTTTGCCTCCAATGGTATAAATTCCATCAGACACATAATCATCATTTGATGAACCATACCACCAGCCTTTAGATGTCTTCTGCCAAGTCCCACTTCCCGTAACATCTTCAAATCCGGAACCAGATAACCCACCAGAAGCTCCTCCCATCATGCTTACCAACTCAGTAAGACTTGATAAATCAATACTTGCAATATCGATGTTAATTTGAGCAATGGCATCACTGACAGCAGATTGAAATGTATCAACGGCACTACTTGCGGATTCCCATGGAGAAGTAAGGTCAGATGTGGTTGC